TCGACATCCAGCTCGAACTCCATGACCCGTTCCTCTTCGGAGAGGTAGAAGTCCTTGAAGGCACCGCCCTGCCCACGGAGCGAGAGCTTGGAATCGGCGAACTGGAGAATCCGGGAGGCCATCATCATCCCGGCTTCCTTCAGGGTATCCTCCAGGTCCCGGAGACGAGCGCGTACCCTGACCCCCGCGGCTCTCTGGAGAAGCGCCACCGCCCGTCCGGCACGCACCCCCGGAGGATTCTCGCCTCTCGATACATCGAAGGAGCCGGTCATCAGATCGCACCAGCCCTCGATTCTGGAGAGATGCGTATAGAACTCGGCCGGCGGCACCGCGCCCTGGAAAACCTTGATACGGTCCTGAGTGCCCCGATTGGTCCACCATATCTCGTCGGGGTCGTTCCCGACCTCGCCCTCCACGAGCCCCGTGGTCTTATCGATGATGGTCCTGGGGTTGCTCATGTAGGCATGGATCAGCCGCATGGAATCCACGGTGTCATCGTGGAGTAGCTGGAGATTGATGAGATTGGGGATCTCGCCGAGCCCCCAGAAGAACTCGGGAAACATCACGTCGGCGAACCGAACGTAAGGGAATTTCCCATCCAGATAGGGCGATTCCCGGTCGTCCAGGAGCCTCCCATTGGCCCAGGAGATCACCCGGCCCAAGGGATAGGCGAGATCCTTACCGTACTTGACCTCTGGACCCTTGGAGCCCCTCTCCATCCAGTAGCGATCCTGAAGCTCCGGATCCCTGATCCACATCTCCTTCTGGAAGACGAGACCCTGGGTCTTGTCGCGCCCCAGCATGAAGGACGACGGGAACATGGGGACACGGTTGGTATTGCCGAGCGAGGCTTCCCAGGAGACGGCCCGCTTGACCGAGCCCAGGTCTTCGGAGATATCGGCGAAGTCCCCAGGCTGAACCTCGGGCTCCACCCGGATCCCGTAGTCGTTGTAGACCTCTTCCACAGTCCTCGGGACCACCTCGATCACCACCGGAGAAGACTGGACATCGGTCGCGTAGGGAGCCGGGAAGAAACGGTAGCAGGGCACCTGGCGGAACTTCACCTTGGGGCCACGCCCCCCGTAGCCCGGATCGTGCTCGATCTTCCAGAGCCAGGTCCCGAAAACCACGTCGGCCTTCACGGTCGCCCGATAGGCCCGGTCACCCTGGTTCTGGTCCCAGATTTCCGGGATAGCGTGGTTCATGGCTTCGCAGAGATTCACGGCCCCTGGCGAGGTAGGCCGGAAGTTCATCTCGGGATCAGCCTCAGTGAGATCCGCGTAGAGCTTCTCGCATTTCTCGTAGGGCAGGTTCACGTAGGTACGGCGGGATCCGTTGCCACCCGAGAGGTACCAGGAGCGATTACAGCGCCAGCGATCGGGCATCCTGAGATCCTCGTCGCGGTACTGCTTACACTCCATGAAGATGTTCTCGGCGCGCTTGACCGTTTCGTCCTCGGGGGGGCGCGAGACCGGATTGATCTCCTTCTCGACGAGTGACAGGAGTGCCTGCCGGCGCTGGAAAGGAGCGATGCTAGCTGGCATTCACCTTCCCCCACTTGATCTTCCCGTCGGCCAGTTCCTTCTTGATCTCCCGCTTCATGTTATCGACCGCCATCTTCTGAAGATCCGGCCGCTCCTTGGTCTCCGAGGTATGCATATCCCGGATCTCGATACCCTTGGACTCGATCTCGGTACGCTCCATCTTCCCGGTTCTGGGATCCTGGAAGGAGACTTCGTGCTTGCCGGCGGTCCGGTTGAACAGTTCCTCGGGGATCCTCTTCTGGTAGTCCCGCACCTGGTTCCTGGAGGTCACCCGGACACCCTTCCCGAAGGCCGGCATGGCGATGGAGTCCCCGGTAGCCCCGTCCCGGTGACAGATATCATGGACCTGCTGGATTTGCGGCATGAGGCGGGTCATCCGGTGGCCGCATTCCGGGCAGTCCATGGGAGCATTCCGCCAAGAAACCTCGCGGTATGCCTGGAGCCGACTCCAGCAATCAGGACATTCCCAGGTGTAATCAGGCACGGTTCACCTCTCTCCAGTCCCGCCGGCGGGGCGATTCCGCAACCGCCACCTCGGGAACGACCACCAGTTCTGGCTCCGACTGGACTGGCGGTGGAGGCGGTGGCGATGCCACTGGGGGCTTCTTGAACTCGGAGACATCCGGTTTCAGCCACTCGATGACGGGGATCCGGCTCCCGTCCGGCAACTTCTTTTTCTGGAGCCAGGTGGTCCCGCAGGACGCGCACACCACCTTCTCCTTCGAGGGGATGGACTTTCTCGCGGTGAAACGGTGCCCACACCCCCCACGATCCTTCCGGCAGTGATAGTTGAATGTCGGCACTAGAGTACGTTCCTCCGTCCGTCCACGGTGGTCTGGGGTCCCTTGACGTGCTTGGTGTGCAGCTCGATGGGAAGCCTCCAGGAGCTTCTGGGAGTCGGTCGTAACCCCGAGGCATTCATCATACGACGAACCACCGTGTTGATGTCTTCTTCCTTGATGGGCTCCTCGTCAACCACCTGGTCTGGGGAGAGACACCGATTCCGCATCATGATGGCAATCCCGTAGGCCATCACCCCGTCATCGTGGCACCCCGAGCGAGCCTCGATGCGCTCGACCCTGGATTCCTCGGACCTCGACACCACCAGCGTCTTGCACTCCGAGAGGGTCGCGAGAGACCGAATCTTGCACCGTTCCTCCCGCACCATCTTCTTCATCTCGGTGAAGATGATCCCACGGGTATTGGAGCCAGTAACCCAGCCGATCTTCTTGACCAGCTTCAACGGATCCTTCCTATCATGCAGTTCCCGCTCGTACATGGGGAGTGTAGCGCGATCCTCCAGGGATCTCGCGAAGGGGATACCGTAGGAGTTGGCCTCGACGCCGGTATAGGCCTTGTTGTAGTGAAGCCCCAGGCCCTCTATCTGGTCGATGGCCAAGTCCATATCCATCTTGGCTCGGAACTCGGCCACCTGGTTGCCACTCAGGACATCCAGCACACAGGCCACACAATCGTCGTGTTTCTCGGAGAGTCCGCCGGTTGATGGATCCACCCCCATGGCGTATTCGCGGCCCTCCACGGGATCCTCGTAGATCAGGATTCGTCCGGCGGAGTCTTCGGTCATGGTGCATTCGATCTTACCGCGTCGATCTTCCACCACCGAGAATTGCACTCTCTTGGGCGAAAGCAGGTGCGCTTCCTTGGTCCAGACGCCGAGGATCACCGGGTCCAGCACAGTCTCGGCGGAATACTCGAAGCTCTCTTCCGGCCGGCACGGGTACTCGCGGCGTCTGGTGGGCTCATCGCCCTCGCACTTGGCGGCCTTGATCCAGCGGATGAAGTTGATGGCCTCCAGGGGTACACGCTCCTCGCCGAACTCGGTGCGTAGTCCGATCTCGTAGGGCGTCATGGAGTCCTCGAAGGCTTCCACTAACTGTTTCTCGCTGACCTTCCCCGGGGCAATCTTGTGCGCGGCGCGTTTTATTTTGCGGGACTTGACGGCTGCCCGTTCGAGTCGCACTCGATCAGATGCGGCTTTGCGCCATCTTCGGTCAATGCTACCGTCAGCCGCCCGAGGAGCACCCTCCCATCGGCTCGCCGGAATTCGAAGACCATTCCCTCGGCCAGCTCCCGGTTCTTCCAGCGGTCCTCCAGGATTGTCGCCCGTCTCTTGCGTTCCATCTGGCGGGCTATCCGGGCTTCCGCTTCCGCTACCTCCATCCGTCTCCGCTCCGCCATCACTTCCGCTTCCGACTGTCTCGGGGATGACCCCGGACCCGTCCTCACGAATCCCATCTACGAAGCCCTCCCTTCGGTCGGCATCTACGAAGCCCTCCCTTCGGTCGGCACTCTTACCTCCCCTGTAGTTCTCCTGCATGGCCAGGAGTTTGGCCTTCATCTTCTCGCGCCAGAGTCTCTCGGAGTACTTCAAGAGATCATCGAAGGAGAGCGGTCGCCGGTACTTCTCGAAATCGAAGCAGGAGAAGAAGACCGGAGTGAAGCCGCTCTCTCCGTTCACCGCCATCCGCCAGTGTTTCTCCATGGGACCCTCGGGGCCTTGCGCGGTGCTCTCGATGATGGCCACCACCGGGTAATCGTTCGGTGTGGACTGCATGACCGCGCGGTAGGTATCGGGCACCGAGAAGAAATCGAATTCGGAGAAATGCAGTGCGTTGATGGTGAAGGATCGCCCGGTGCGCTCTCTGCTGCCGGCGGTGCAGATGTTGAAATCGGAGCCAGTCTTCTTGAGCGCCAGCGAGACTACGGAGTCCTTCTGGGTCTCCAGTTCCTCTGGATAGTAGCGGTGGAATCTCCGGACCATGTTGAGGCAGTTACGGGTAGAGGCATCGTCGCAGGAGACAATCATGGAGTGACGGTTCTCGAAGTTGAGCGCGTCACGGAAGAAGCGCCCTCCGACCCAGGTGGAGACGCCTTCCTTGCGGGCCTTCAATACCACGATGGGACAGAACTGTTTCTGTTCCATGGCTTCCCAGACCAGGAACTCTAGTTGCATCTGGATATCGTAGAGTCGGAAGGGGATAGCCTTGCCGGTGTCGCGGTCTTCGACCTTCAGCATATCCGGGTACCATTCGAGATGCCGCAGGAACTCTTTCGGATACGCGGACGGTTTCATTTCAGTTGAGAGACCCAGCCGAACCGAACGAGACTATCTGGCACGGAGCGGCGTCTGGGACCTCGTGTCCGTTGTAGACCCGGATCAGTTCGTGCTGGCGTTCCTCTCCGCAGGAATCCCACATGGCCTGCCAGTGCTCGGTCATGTTCTCCCAGGAGATCTCGCGGGTATCTCCGTAGCCGGACACTCCACTGATAGGCTCGGTGGCCTTCCAGAGTTCTCCGGTGAACTCCAGTTCCGCAAACAGTGTGAATGCGACTTTCGGCATCATCTACCCAGTGCGTCCTCGAAGGCCACTCTCTGGACGGGAGTCATTTCGGCCATCCGGCGTTCGCGGATCTTACGGTATTCCTCACGAGTCTCAGCGTCCTTGGCCCGTTCAGCCCGGCGAGACTTTTCGAGTCGGTACCATTCCACGGCCCGCTTGGGCAGGAGATCGGGGAGGTTAGTGCCCACCGCATGAGCGAACACCTGCACCTTGGAACAGGTCTCGTAGAGCATCCATTCGAGATCCTCTATCCTCTTCTGTTCAGCGTTTTCTTCCACCGTCTTTCAACCTCCACCTGGTCGGGGGTCGGGGGAACGGGACCTAGCGGTGAGGACTCCTCGGCATCGTCCTCGGTGAGTCCACGGGCGTGTCTCTCGATACGAGCCTGGGCGGCCAGTACCTCGTCCAGTCGGGTGCGCTCCGCGAGTGCCAGATCGTCTTCCCGCTGGAATCTAGCGGCTGTCGTGGCTTGCCAGAAGCGCACCCGGTAGGCCAAGAAGAAGCCTCCCACGAAGGAGGCGACGGGACT